CAAATCAGAGCCGTAGGATTACCAGATACCCATTCTGTTCCGGTAGCATTAGATTGCTGTATCAATAATTGGTCTGTAGAATTAGAAAAGGCAAAAGTAGGAACGGTAGAATTTCCCGTAACAACTAAATTACTAACATTAGTAAGGTCATATCCAGCCCCATCAATATCAGATGTCCAGGGGGTTTGAGAACCGCCGGCTACATCGTCAAGGGTATCAAGGGCTTTCTGGACATCAGTATCAGCTACGCCTAAATTGGTATCAAAGTTGGAAGTATTGGTAGCAATCTGCCGCGCCTTGGGATAATACTGCGCCCAGGAAACTCCACTCAATAACATAAAGCATATAAAAGCTAAACTAACTTTTCGCATATCTTACCTCCACTTCGTCGCTTATCAGGACAAGACCCGTTGCAAATGTAACACCCTGAAGGTCGCCGTCCTCTGTATAAGATGTATCCTTTTTCTGGATAATTCCATTTAAGAGAACCAATGCAGAATAAGCAACGAAAGAGGCACTCGTAGGAAACGCTACCTGGGCTTCTGTGGCAACAAACTGGTCTATGCCATAAGCAGGGCTTATCCCTAAAGAGGATGGTTGCTTTAATAGCCAGGTTCGCGTAGTAGAGTCATATTGCAGGATATCATTATCAGCAGGATTCACTTTGCTTACATCCCCTGGGGCCTGTAGACTATGAAACCATCCCATTATTTCTCCTTTGCGCGTAATTCCTGGAGTGTCTTGATTTTTGCCTCTACTTCCTTTGTCCGTATATCCAGAAGTCTTTGGTTTGCATCAATGGTAAGTTGTTTCTCATCAATCTGCTTGTTCATATTTTCCAGCACCTTGAATTGCTGATTGAGGCTGTTAGTACGGTCTTGATTTTCTTTTTCTTTGATAGCCAACTCTTCGGCGAGTTTCTTATTCGCCTCTTTTTCTCTTTTTACATTCTCAGTCTTGGTATTTATATCATCAAGCATAGCCTGAATTTCCGCTTTATAAGTTTCCAGTGCGGCTTTTTCCTTGTCCAGTTCCACTAAATCCTTTAAAAATTTATCCAGTTTCTGTTTGTATAGTCCTTCATTGGCTTCATTATCTACTTGTTTTGCCAGAACATCCGCTTCCTGGCGGTCAAGTGTCGCCTTGCGTGAGGCAAAGTTAATATTAGCCTCATCCACTTCTTTCTTAAGGGCTATTGCCTGGCTCAACAGTCCATTGGCTTCGGCTTTTTTCTGCTGTATGCCGTTCTCTGTAGCTATTTTGTAGGAGTCAAAATCCATCCGTTCCTGGTTTAACTTAGCAAGTGCGTCATCAGACTCTTGCATAGACTTCTTGGCTATCTGTAGAAATTCGGTAGCTTCACTTTTAGTCTTTACCGCATAATCATTGGCTTCAGCTTTTATCTTCTTGGCAGAGTCAAGGATTGCCTGTGCCTTATTCTGCGCCTCGGTTATTATCGCTTCAGCCTTAGTCCTGGCTTCAGCCATAGGGATATTGATATCCCTGACTATCTGTGATTTTAAGATATCCAGTTCATCAATTTCCTTGCGTAATTTAGCGAGTATTACATATTTTTCCTGGACTTCCTGTTCTAACATTTAGCCTCCTCTATTATCTCTCTACTGAGTGAATTTCTTTTGAAGAGATAACCACATTTGCACCACCGTATCTGTCACTGTTCCTGTCTGTTCTGTTATCTTGAAGCGCACATAGGGTATTGTCACCGGCATAAGTTGCATATGCTGGATTGTCTTTGCGGTAAGCGCTGTCTCAATATCGCCTATGGTCTTAGGCACTCCGAAATTGACATCCGCCGCATTTTCAGCCACCGGAAGTACTATCGATTGCTCCATTTCTATTTTCAAATTGGGTATGCCTGTGCAGGTTACGATATAACTTAGAGCGAAATAGTCAACATCCCCGAACCTAAAAGAATCGGTATAGACAACGGCGCTTGAGCCGAGGGTAATATTCTGGCTTGTTGCCAACTTCATTGAAAATGCGACGGGTTCATTCATAGGGTCTCCTTTTAAAACATGCGTTTTTTCTTCTTTTTTTCTGGACCATAGATAATTGCCTTTGGTTCTTCTTCGCCTTTTATTAATCCTACTAAACCTTTTACGCTTCTCTTGCCTTGCGCAAAACCAGCGATACCGCCAAGGACTGCTCCTGTCTCTATGGCGTTCTCAAAAGCTTTGCCAAGCTTACCTTTCTCTAATGCTATTATTGCTTGGCCGCCGCGCTGTACACCCGCAAAAGCAGGAACAGAAGTAAAATCATATCCTTTTCTCATACCAGCTAATCCGCGCCCAAAGAATGGGATATAATTCAATCCTTGTTCTATTGCCATATCTTTCGCTTCTTTTTGGTCTTTAGGAAATCTTCCCTTAGTCAATAGCGCTATAGAAACTGCCGCTAAGATTACCCCTACTCCTGTTCTTAAGGCATCCATATATTTGCCGGTTCTGGCTTGGGTCGGAATATCGTAAGTCAGGATATTATAAATCTGGTTAAGTTGATTAGTGAATTGAGTAAAGATATTGGTAAATTCATTTGAAGCGTAAAGAGAAGGAAGGTCTTTTGATGCTGCCGCAGGCTGAGTTCTTAATACCGCCATAGTAGCCTCTCCTGCCGCTTCTTCTTTGCTTAATCCTTCAGCAAGCCGGGAATTATAGATAGCATACCAACCGGAATGAGTAACAAATTTATCCATTTCGGTTATACCCTTCATCGAAATAAGTCCGATTTTGTTCATAGTTTGCTTATATCTTCCCGGGTCTTTGACTTTGAATTCTTCCAATTCTCTTTCTATTGCCCGCGCCTTCATCTGAGGGGCAAGGTCATGTATCTCCTGCATAATCTCCGCATAGTTTGTGGATAAATCATGGATAGCACTTAAAAGCGGGCCTGGGCCTACATCTTCAAGGAATAAGAAGAAAGATGGTAACTGTTTCCCCATAGTCAAAAGGTTAAAACCTAAATAAGCGATAGCGGCATTTTGCCTTAGCGTAGCAACGATTTTATCCGCTTGGGTATAGGCTTTATAGATATTGGGATTAGCTATCCTATTGACCCAATTCTGCAATTCTTTAAGATATGGCTCTCCGAGTTTTTCTTTTACCGAAGCCATAAATTGAGTATCATTAGCCATTTTTTGAAATTCTTTAGCCAAAGAACCATAGTTTATAAAATGCTCCTGTTTTTCCATCTGTTCATACCAGGTGTTAAATTCTCCCAACTTAATAGGTCTTTGGAATTCCGGCGATATATTCTTTATCCTTTCCTTAGTAAAACCTCTTTCAGCATAGGCTTTTTTTAGATTACTGCGCTCTAATACTTCCTTGGCAAGTTCTTCTTCGAGCGGTTCATAACCTTCCATAGTACGCCGGATAGGGGTATAATTATTCGCCTTGCCTAAATCTACCTTGCCATTGGTATAATCCAAGAGGGTTTTTCGCAAGCGCTCATAATTTCCTTCATATTCAGAAATAATAGCATTCCCTAAAGCCTTCTCTTTATCAGACATCTGCTTGATAACGGCACGCATAACAACGTAAGGTATTTTATTACCATAGACTATGGCTGCGGTTTTTTCTACATTCTTAGCTCCAGTATATATAGAAAGCATCTCATCCACGGTAAATTTAATTCCCTCTACTTCCCTCGTTTTCATCAATTCATCGGTAGATATGCCTATTTCTTTCATCTTGGCATCTACGGCCGTCCGGCGCAAATCTATAGCTTTCTTTTTTAGGTCTTCGGCAACATTCGCCTGATTCATAAAATATTTATGGTGTGGGCCTTTGAAGCTTTGTCCGCCATCAAGGGCGTCGAATAGTCGCGCTGGGCGCAAGGTTATCGCCCTTGCCGCCTTAGCCATTTCTCCAACCTTTGAAGGTTTCTGCGATAAAAGTCCTTTTATTTCTTCCTTTGGCGTAACATCCATTGTCTTAATCAATAACTCTTTATCTAAATTAAACTTTGCTCTTTCCGCCTCTACCGTCTGGATATATTTTTCTTTACCTATTTGTTTGAGCTTGCTAACTTTATCGTAGAGTGTAGTTAGTTGTTCTTTTGTGCGGGCAGTTTTTAATTCTCCCAGGGCGTCTTCTATCGCAGCTCTTTCTTCGTAATTCATCCCCTCAATAGGAGATTTTTTGATTTTATCTATCAACTTGATTACGGCCTTAGTCTCTTTCTTGGCAAGACGGGCAGCTTTGCTTTCCCGTTTTAATGCCTGAGTAAGTGCTTCGGACTCTGTAATCGTCGGTTCTTCCGGCACATATTGTCCAGTGGCTTGTCTTACCTGGGGTTTTACGCCCGAAGGTTTCAAGGGTTGCGGTTCAAATACAGAAATTGTCTTTTCGAGGATAGCGGGAGCTTCCACCTTCCCCTCACCTATGGGTATAATCTCATGTTTAAGTGAGTCAAATGCAACAGTTGATTTATTGGGTAGATTAACTAATTTTACATCAGGTAAACCTTCACCCATTTTTTGCATACCAACATAAGTTACGGGAATTTTTTTTTCTCCTATGGGAGTGGGAGGCGCGGGGATTATGGCTTGAGATTTAATCTCAGCAGGTGCTGCGGGAATAGGGACTTCCGCAGGTTTAGATATAATTCCTTCCTGGGCTATAGTTGTCTCTATGGGGGGGGCGGTTGTTGCTGGAGGTTTCATCACCATTTTTCCCTTTACTAAATCTATCACCGCAGAACCTATTTTAGGATTTTCTTGAGCTTGGGATAATATAAAATTAGTCTTGGCAGTCAAATCCATACCTTCAGTTTTTATCCCTACCTGTTTCATCAGGTTTTCAAACGCGGGCATATTATTCATTACCGCACCGCGGACTTCTTCTGTCTTGATGAGTTTATCCAACTGGTAATTCCATCGTACCAAAGCAAAACTATTCCTTGCTAAAGTAGCACCCATAAGTCCATACCAGGCAATATCCATAGTTGAAGGACTTATCTGTTCTACTGAATACCTAAATTTCCCGCTCATTATACTTTTGACATCTTCGTAGGATAAAGACGGAATATCAAAATCTCCAATGGGAGTGGTTGCTTTTTCCATAATATAGGGAACGGTCTCTGTAGATAATTTGGATATCATCGGCGGGTGCGGTAACCCTAACAATCTTGAAGGCATGGTTAGTAAATCCTGTATCTGCGCGGGAATATCTTTTACCACTTCCATTCCTGCGGTTATCAGATTAGCAAAAGCAGATTGTCCGGCGTGTGGCTCATCAGGCACAAAGCTATCCTGAACATCCGGCACAAAACTATCTTGCGGAAGTTCATCAACTACTTGAACATTTTGGACATCGGGAGTAAAACTATCTGTCATTTAACTTTCTCATAGATTTCGGGATTAAAATCCTCTTTTAATATCGTTCCTGGCATACCGTCTTTTTTTCTTCTAACCCTGATTTTTTCTTCTTGATTATATCCATTGAGTTTTTCCTCTATCTTCTCTTTTATGATTTCCTGCTCGGCAATCTGCGGCGCTATGCCTTTCTGTGTCCTTTCCATTAACAATTTCTGCATTTCGGCTTCAGCACCAAAATCTGTAATCCCAAATAAAGTCTGAGTAAAAGATTTTATCCCTAACGCACTTATTTTATAAGCCTTACTTGTCTCATCCAAGCCAAACCAACCTTTATTATGCCTGTCGAATTTCTTTTTGGCTTCCTGTATAAACCAGGCATATTGGTTTGCGTCCATTTCCTTTCTGCCATAGGCAATGGTTGCATCTTTTAAAATTTTCATTACTTCAGTCTTATCATCAAGACTAATATCTAATAATTTTAAGAAATACTCTGGTTTACCTAATGTAGTCGTTTCAGGTATGTCAAATTTCCCTTTACTCAAAACGCCATCAAAGATAGCCGCTATTTCTGAAGTAATCCGACCCTCACCATGGGCTTGTCTTACTTGTGCGGGAGTAAGAGTTTTATCTAATAAACCTTGCGATAAATCAAATGCTCCTTGGATATTAGTTTGTTCTATCTCCCAATCCTTAAGGTTTCTTATTCTTCTATCTGATATTTCTAAATCCTCGGTTATCTCATTATATTTCTCTTTAGGTATCTTTTTCCTTACCTGTTCGTTATTCAAAAATGCCTTCGCCTCTTTCAGCGTGCCGCCTACCTGTAGAATTGAATTCGCCGCATTATAGGCTGCCTTGGCTATATCCTCATTAACCTCTAAGTCCATCTGCGCAAGAGGCGTACCTAATCTATCCCTCTCGTCCAAGTGGTTCTTGATAATCTTATCTATCGCCATGCCTAATGTGGCAGGGTCAGCTTTAACGCTCTCAACAAGAGTTTTACTAAATGCGTCAAAGGTATCTTTAGCGGCCTTTCTTGTTTCGGCTACCTGATGTTTACCTACCATTTCTCTGGTGGAAAGCCAATGGCCCCCTAATCTCTGCGTCAGTTCATCCCTATAACCGCCATGAGGTTGTTTCTTGAGGATACTATCGCGTAAGTCCGCGCTTCTCTTTTCATATTCCGCTTCTGAACCTATAGTTTGGTTACCTATTCTGTCACCTATACCGTCGGGGATTTCAGTATCAACACCATCTATCTTTATTACTCTGGTCTTGTCATTATGCAGAATATCCTGGTTACCGAGGATAAATTCTTTCTCTAATTCAGCGTTCTTGACTTTATACATCTGGTCGGCCTGTGCTTGGAACATCTTCCCGATATCGCCAATTCCTTCTATCAATTTGCCTGTAGCGGCAGTTACATTCTCGCCAAATGCCCCACGCACCGCCCCTGGTATATTATATTCCCCTACCCTTGGAGTTTGAGCTGATACTGTCTGTTGCGTTGTAGGAATTGTAGGCATTATTTTCCTTTCCCGTAACCTTTATAATCGTAATATCCTTTTGCCACTGAAGAAGCACCACCTAAGATACCTGTAGCTAAACCGATATTGCCCGCTTTCCTGGCTTGCTTTGCGGCCATGCCATATTGTTCTGCTTGGGTAGATAAACCCCACTTCTCGAGCGCCGCCTGATTATTTATACTCCAAGAGGCCACATCGGCATTGTAGCGCACCATTGACTCATCAAGTTTCTGGGTACGAAAGAGGTCTGTGGCAATATCACCTTCACTTACAGAGCCGCCGCCTATGCCGCTTGCCGCTCTGGCCGCGCGTTGCTCGCCGGCCAACACCATATATTTACGTTGCAACTGCTTGGTATCTTCAGCGGCCCCAGTCTGGGTAAGCCGGACATTCTGTTCTGCTGTGCGTTGGGCTAATAGGGCTTGTTGCTTGGCTACATCTTGGTTATATTTATTCATTGCTTCTTCGGATTTACCCTGCTGATAAGCCATAATCCCGCCGCCCACGGCAGAGGCCGCGCTCAATGCTATCCCGACTACAGCGAATGCTACAGGCATGGTTATTTCTCCCTCTGGTAGATAATAATATCACCTATATTGTTAAAAAAGAAAAACCCTAATTTACGGAACATCTTCATTAACCCAGGTTCGCCCACTTTAGCACAAACCCTGATTTTATCGGTAAAACCAAACATATGCTGTATCATCAATTCCGCGGACTCCATTGAAGCCTTTAAGCCGATAGGTGAAGTTTTAGGGTCTTTTAATGCTTCCATAAGGTATCTATTGCCCTGTTGGAAATATCCTATTACCCCCGCACGCGTGCCTTCATGTTGCACCGCCCAGAATTTACCGGAATATCTGTCTAAAGTTTTAACCGCCTCTCTGCGCCCTATATGACCGTTCCGGGGAGTATCGGCAAGTTCAATGACATAATCCATATCCTGCGCTTCCAAGGGTTCTAAGGTTACTTTTTTACCTGTCAATATCGGCCTGTTATCGGGCATTTTCTTCCTCTTTTCTAAAGGTAAAATATTGAAACATCCTGTTATCCACGCCAAAAGGAATAATCTCACCGAACTCTGCGCCTATCCATTTAAGCCAAAGGATTGCTGGCTTGTTGCGGATGTCCACATAATTATACAGCAGGGGATAAATCTCCAACATAGTTTTGATAAAGTTTCTGCATTGCCTTAAAAAAGCCCTCTCTACTTTATCTAATTTCTGCGAGGTCAGAAACCATATTGCCGCCTCTTTCGCCAAGAGGTCTTTAGGTCGCAAAATCCCACCCATAGCAAGCACCTCATTATCCGCTATTATGGAAAAGCAGAATACCGAATGAGAGAAAGAATAAAATAGTGATTGCTCCGGCGTAAAGTGATGCACCGCCCAGAGTTCATCTATGGTTGTTGAGCGCAGATTATCCTTGAGTGAAGCGATATCTTCTGTCTTGGCATCCCTGCAATACCCTACTTTTGAACGATAATATTCCATTATTTTAATTGTGTTGTACCGCCTGCTGTGAATATCGGCATTACCCCTAATATGGTTATAGGCAAAGGGTCTGACTGGCGGAAACAAAATCTGCCGCCATCACTATAACCCTGCCCTAAAGTTACCTTGATATCATCGGTATATAAGGTATCGGTATCAGTATTGTAATCTCCAAGTACTTCGTGCATATCGGTGAAGTTGGGGCCGAACCAACCGCCTCTTGAATTTAATATCCTCATCACTACCCTGCTTACCAAGACGCGCTTTCCTTGGGTAGTTCCATCGGCCAGAGGCACTTCAATATTAAGGGTTTCTAAATCAGCATTATAGGGAAGTCCGGCATTTACCAGATACGCAGGATTATCTAATGTTACAGTACCGCCTGTTACTTCCTGTTGCGTCTGGACTACCCCATCAGCAAGGATGGATACAGTTTGGCCATCCAAGTGGTCAAGTCCGTTTACATAAACAGTAGGTGTGCCGGTAGCGCGGGTATCTTGTATTACTCCGCTGTCAACAAAGAATTGGTGTATGGGGTCAAAGGTTTTTAATCTCTGCTCCATGCGCTCCACATACCTTTGCCCGCCCCGGTTGACTATCGCCCATACTGAATTGAACATATCTCTCCTTTAAGGCCACCAATAATTTAATGTCGGGTAACTCGCAGTCGCTTCAAGCCAGACCGCAGGGTTATACCATGTCGCGTTGGTAAAGTTCCAAGGAGTAACTCCTGTATAGACCGCGTGTGTCTTTAAATAAAAGTCGGTTGCGTCATCTTCGTCTGTACCATAACCGGCTCCGGCAAGCATGGCGACAGTAGCGCCTGATTTATTTCCTATGGCTACCAAATAACTCGCAGTAGCCCAGGAGCAGTTAGTTAGTGTCGTAGTGCCTAATATTCCTATAAATCCTCCGACGTATACTGTGGTTGCAGCAGTTCCTTCATCGACTGCACCAACAGAATAACAGTTGATTAGCGAAGATTGTCTGGTACGCCCAGCAAAACCGCCTACACCATCGGCGTCTCCGCAACCAGTTAGAGTAATCGCTCCGATAGCATAACAATTCTGTATTTCCAATGTATAATTTGGCGCTCCAGGGTAACCCGCAAATCCGCCTATGTGGAGAGTATCGCCATTTACCACATCCACATCAACCGTAGTATAGCAATCTTGGATACTTCCTTCATAAGTAAATCCAATAAATCCACCTATATCTTCGGCATCGCCTTGCCCACTTTTTACGCCGGTCAAAGTAATCTGTCCGGTTGCATAACACTTTGATATCTCTCCTCTGGTGGTTATGCAAGCCAAACCCGCAAACCCGCCTAACTCTAAGAAATAATTGGCTACGGCTGTTATGGTCAAGGCGAGATTTACATTCTCAACATAGCAGTTTCTGATAATCGCATCGATGCTATTACCGATAAATCCGCCGGTATCAGTAGCTCCGGCGTCATCGGTGGCAATAGTCACATTTTTAGCAAAACAGTAATCTATGCGATAGCGCCCATTGGTGGCATCATATGCCGTACCCATGAACCCGCCGCAGTCGTCCACTTCTTCGATAGTGGCCTCGGCAGAACAATTCATCGTGACATCTGTTGCATCACAATGCCTGACAATGGTATCAAGATTATTCGAAGTGAAACAGTCTCCGGCAAAACCGCCTGAAGATTGAAAATCAGGTACCCAATCATCCGAGGAATTTATTGTTACATTGGAAACATGAATATCATATAAAAACGCGCTCAATATAAATCCTACCACCGAACCTAACGCATAACCGCCGGTGAGTACGACATTCTCTAAGTTGAAATTTTTGACTACAGCACGGTCATCCTTATCATCGGTATTATCTCCTATGTAACCAAATAACCCGACTACTAATCCTTCATTAGCTCCTGTCGTGCCATTGGTAGTAAGGTTACTTATAGTATGCCCCCTGCCGTTAAAGGTTCCGGTAAATGCGTTAGCGGCGGTAGAACCTATCGGTTGCCAGTCAACTCCGGTAAGGTCGATATCATTGTCCAGGACATAATCGCCGTCAAGGTCATCTTCCATCGCCTGTAGTTGTGCGGCAGTCCTGATATGTACCTTATTCACGTCGGTATCGTAAAGGCAGAGGTGATGATAAGCTTCGGTGCGAGCGGTAAAGGTATCAGTCCAGCGGGCAACCCAACTCAAACGAAACTCATCCATCCAACCGGCAAAGAAGTTAGCGCCGTTGCCATCGCAGCCGACTACCATGTCATCATCCATCGTCGGGATAGCAAGAGCCATGCTCCCAACCTCTGTAACAGTTTGCTTAACTGCGTCGATGAATAAAAACCATGCACCTGCGGTGGTACCGTTTCTTACAAAAGCGATATGATACCATGTATTAAGGGATGGATTAAAAGAACAAGAAACCGAAGCTGTAACACCTGTATTTATTATCGTAAAGGTCAACTTATCAGTAGAAGCAGTATAGGTAAACTTAAATAAATTAGTGGCACTCTCCCTAACCGTAACAAAACAACAATCCTGGATAATGCTAAACCTTACCTGGGCCTCCAGGGTAAAATCTATTGTAGTCAAAACCCAATCGTAACTGTAATTGTAGGGAATGTAAAGATAATCGGAATTGCCGTCAAGCATTAACGATGAGCCGCCGAATTTTTTCTGCGCGGTATCAAGTTGTACCGTGCCTTCAAAGATAAAATCCTGGAAGGTAAGCGCGGTATATTTGATAGCCGTATCATCGCCGTTAAAGGGAGCGTATATCCTGGTATTTCTGTCGCCATAAGTATAATCATCCTCGGCTGGCGGGATATAACCTCCCGCGGGCATAACGCATACCGATTCAAATAAATCATCCCCCTCATTGGTATCATGCCAACTCCAAGCCAAGACTTCTTGCTCGCGCATATAGGTCATGCTCAAGAGTATACCGTCATCCCTGACCGCCCAGACCAGAGAGTCGGGTTCCTGCTGATATGCCATCTCAATAATATTATGATTGAAGAATAAATGGTTTGATAAGATACTAATATTCGCCCCGCTGAAGGTATCGGTGAACAACTCATAGCCTAAATCCCTGACTACCGCGCCTCTGGACTGCACATAGATAGCCCTGTTACTTATAATGCAGGGTTGTATGCCTGATGAACCATTATAACCGTTGGCCCTTGTCTGTATGGTAAGCGGTGAAAGTACACTATTCTCGGTAGAACCTATTGACCATTCTGAACCGCTGGTAAAAGCCAATAACTGCAATAAAGATACAAGCCCGTTTATGGCATTTAATTTCTGTGAAGGCAGGTTTATAGTTATACCGTCGGAGGCCACTAAGGGGTCGTTGCGCAGGAAGTTATAGTAATCACCAGTCTGGGTCATCCAGATAGTCTGCGGGTCGTAGTAAGTGCCGGCAAATATAAGCCTATCCTGTGAGAATACCACACACGAAGGCCAACCGCGGTAATCGCTCCATGCACCTTCTGCCCAATCAATTGTTGTGGCAGTTGAACCGGCCACTCGCTGCATATCAACCGCAACTGTAGATGAAGACAGATATTCCGTTATCTTAGCCACACCTTGGTGCGTATACGGGTCGGCGGTAAGGTCTACGTTGAGAGTCCCGGTGAATGTTCCGGTAGTGGGATTTTGCGAGGTTGCTCTCAACAAGAACGGTAAAACCCCATCAGACATATCTTCTGTGCCGTAGGTATCAACGTTAAAATCATTCACGCTGGAGAACTGCCTTAAAGTAGTCCAATCCGTCCCGTTGGTTGACTTCTGGACTTGAAATTTTCCCGTCCATGTCCCATGCGATATTACCCGCCATGTCCCGCCGCATTTAATCGACGAGCCTTCGGTGGCCTTAGTAAATGCCTGAGCTGTAGCTTGGCCTTCGATGTAATGGTTTAACTGTATCAAGGCGCCTTCGTGAGTAGGGTAAAAATATGTTGCTGCCGCGGTCAACGTAGCCGGAGTAGCGATAGTCGATAGTTGCATTGTAAGTGTCGTATCATCATTGCCGAGCCTGAAAGGGCCGTTTAAAAAGTCATAGAGGGAAAACTCCCAATCGGTATGGCCATAGCGCGTAAGTTCTCGAGGCTGAAAATCCGGGTGGGCGATAAAAAGAACGTCCGCTGACTGAGCGAATCTTAGGGCGAATATATCATCTTCCGAGTAAGGACTTACCACCTCATAGATAGTCTGTCCCAGCCAGGCTGTACCTGCTGTAAAGGCAGTTCCAGAGGTATGCGCCTGGATGCAGAAATAAATCGTAGGAGTAGCTGTGCCTAATGTTACCGCGGCATAGATACCAGCTGCATAAGAAGTAGTAGCAATCCATTTATTTATATCTATCGTCCATTTATTAGCCGCTAAGTCAGTTGCAAAAGTGCCGGAGGTATGGTCTTGTAAGCAGGAGTATATCACTCCGCTGGCCCAGGTAATATCGTATAAAGAATAAGTTGTGGTAGTAAGCCAGGTATCTCCTGTTTCCTTCTCTACCGCGCCATCCTCAGTAAAGAAACGACAATAGTAATCGCCGAATTCTATGATATAGTTTTCATCAGCCGAGAATTGGAAGTCTACTACTCTTGCCTTGGAATTATCTTTCTTGGTAGCGGCTATCTTTTTAAATCCTGGGCGGTTAGAGATACCCCCGTGGGGATGGACAAAAAAATTGCGCAGTTTTCGTGCGCCGGTGGCGTATTTCTGTATGTCGACTCTCGCATATAAAGACGGAGCAAACTCACCTCCGCTGAAACTCGACTTTATCACATGGACTGGCGTTGCCATTATTATGCCCTTTTAACCATGCTAGATATAACCAGCAGGTTTGTTTGCATCCCGAATCCGGGGTTGAACTGTAATTACTACACGGATAAATACTTGACATCATCTCGCGTCTACAAAAGCCGAAGTCCCCTCATTCACCTTATCAGGATTATTTTCCAACGCACTCATGCGCTCTGCCTCGCCCATCATGTCGGTGAATATCTTCATCATGGTAATACCCAGATTAGGGTCGCCGGTCAAAGGCATAGCCATTGCCGCAGCCAGCCGGTAACTTAAAACACTCACAAAGCGTGCATCATAAAAAGTAGGGTCAGTTAAATCAAAGGTATATTCACCGAGTGCCGAAGGAGTGTTGCTTACAATTACCTTCTGGGAATTTGTAGCGTCGTGTAAAACCCGGAAGTCATCGCTGATGGCTTTATTAGATTTACTCTCGCTATAGACTTTCCAAAGCGCCAAACAGTTGCCCGGATAAGTATAAGCATAACTCCAATCCCCGGCATAAGTCCCGGAAGCAGTAAGTGTAGCAAAGTTAGAAGAAGGAGTAAGAGTAGCCACGACTGTGCCAAAGGCCCAATCGTGGCCGCTCAATGCTTCTTTTCTTGCAGTATCCCATACTCGCGCAGCCGTCTCCGCCGCAATAGATGCTTCTGATGTCGCTGAAATAGGTGCTTGCGCTATATGGCCAAGCGCCAAGTTAATAATCTCTACTTGCGTAGCCATTGAATCTCCTTAAGAGTTATTCTTAAATACTGCGTAAGCTACTGACGCGCCTGTGCAAGCTCCAGACAAGGTTATAACAAACCCCGTCCCAGCGGTTATGACAGTCGAAATGACATAAGCATTAGTCGCACCTAAGTTGACCATACTCGTTACTATTCTATCCGTCGCCTCGATAGTCGCCAAGGCCACAGAATAAGTCACGGTATTATTGACCATACTTGCCAATCCTACCGTCGGCCATGCGTAGTTTAGAAATTGCAGCCGGTCTACGCTATCAAATTGTGTCTTTGCCATTGCTCCTCCGATTAAATAGAGGCGGGGACTTTATGCCCCCGCCCCGTATTACTGCTTACAGATTACTGCTTACAGAATCTTGTCAAGGGTCATATCGACATCCTTTAACAATATGATGTCGAGATTTCCAGACGCACCGACAGTAGACTGAACTTGCGCCCTCAGATAGCGATATCCCAATCCCGCAGGGTCACGCTTGAATATAGTCATCGGGAGCTTCGCGCAGTATACCACCTGGCCTGTGGTAGCCATCTGTTGCATCAGTTGCCGTTGTTCTACCACATAGGCGGCTGTGGCAAATGATGTATCAGCTGCTATCTGCAGGTAAAAAGTAACACTCGCATTTGCCGTCACGCTAAACGCGGTGTTAGTCAGGAACTGAACAAACAACTCGTCATTGTGTCCATAACCCGTCGAGAGCATATCGATATAATACGTCGATGATGCTGAGGTCGTGGCCGCAAGAGTCAGCGCCTGGGCATTACTCAAATACAAAAAATCGTCAAGATACATCTAAACCTCCTTATAGTTCTACCTCACTATCAGGTAGTTGTGGTTAAAGCTGTTTCGGTATTCGTGAGACTATCGCATCGTCTACAAGGCACACCCATGAAGCTCAACGTCGGCCTTGATATGCTCGGCCCCTGTAACTGGTCAAGGGTAATGAACGCATTGGACTTACTCAACATCTTCACCCTTAACATGGCACGGACTCTGTTATTCATGTAGAATATCGGTCTTACTCCGCCTACGGGTGGGAATTTGTCAAGCGCCATAGACATAAACTTAATTACGTTCGCAGAGGTGTCCGATGTGTCTCCTGCTGTCTCTAATGCCACGATACCGACGTTGGCAATACGCACTACATAGCGCCAGTCTCTTACACTGAGGCCGATTTTCCATTGATAGTGCGTCCGAAATGCCTGGTATCTGCCTGCCGGAGTCTGAGTATCATAGATTGTCTGCTCGCCTAAATCATTCATAGCAAGCCCTGCCTGGCTACCCTTGGGAAAAATCCCGTGGATAGTATCACTACTCCACCCTATCAACCATATCGAGGTGGAATTTGTTCCGCCGCCTGCGTCTATTACGTTGCCTGCGGTTGTTGATACGCCGCCATTAACCTGATAATAGCGCGGAGCTAACCCTACGAATTTCTCAGGGTCAACGGAAGTGTCGCCATATATCAAGGCAGTGGCCATCGCCTGGTTCATGCCTTCGATGACTGCCTTATCTTCAGAAAGTCTCCAGGCCGCGGTGTTGCCATTCAACATAGCGAGGTCTTTATCAATTTCGCTATATGCTTCAAGCATACCGCAAGTATCGACTATCTGGTTGGTGCTTGACTTCGCCGGCTGAACGCCCTTATTTAACAAGCGCCAAGTCGGTGTAGGTAGAGATGCGCGCACCGTGGTCTTATGACCGGTGGGTAAGTTGCCCTCGATAAACGGAACATCATCGAGTATTTCGTTATAGTTGGTCAAGATTTCCGCAACCGCGGCAATCTTTCCGTCCGGGTCTAAACGTCTGCTGATATCCAGCAGCGTAGGCCAATTTGCTGATTGCATAGTCATTGTAAGTCTCCTTTATTATTTGTTCATGTCAGGGTAAAGAATTTCCTCCGGGGATTTCTTTCCCCCGACTGCTTTACCCGTATCTACTAATTCCTCTTCGCTGAATAACCTGCCTATCTTCGCCATGTCAACGATGAACGCCTTTTGATTTCCCATGCCCGAAACGTTTAACAATTCCAATGTCTCCGGCGATAATAGGTTTTTAACCTTAGCCACAAAAGCCAGTTCACTCTTGGCATTAATACCTAATGCGGCCATTGTTTCTTTTGCAGATGTATCAAGGAAAGTTTTAAACTCGGCTTCCTTTGCATCGCTCTCCTCTTTCATCCGCACAAACCAGAGGTCAACCATTTTCTGCGCCTGAGCATTAGTGAGTCCAGCGTCCTTAAATATAGGCGTGACCTTGTCCAGTTGTGCCTGGTCTAATGTCATACCTTCAGGGAGCTTAAACTCATACTTCTCAGGTACACCTTTCGCTTTCTCATCCGCTAAAGCTTTCGCCTTTACTGCTTCCTGCGCCTTGACTAAAGCCTCACGTTTGCTAAAATCTTCAGGGCTTAATGTGGCTGGTTCAGCTGCAAGAAGTCTTTTGCTCTCTGCCTCTTGCTCAAGTTTTTCCTGAGCGCCGGCAGTGTCCAGGATAGTTTCTTCCTGGCCGACTATCGGCTGGTCAGAGGTTGCTATTATTGATGCCGGTGCTGCTACAGCTTCCGTTGATGTGGTCGCTGGTGCTACGATTGGGTCTGGCATTGCTATTCCTCCTTGGCTTGCTTGCTTTTGAGTTCTGAATAATATTCCCTTTGCATCTGAGCGTAGGCATTGGGTTCGGCTCTGTCTACATCCTGTATCAGCCAGATGCCGATATCACGCCTGCCCTCATTGAAGGCTGTCTGCATGGAGTTAAGTGAGAAGGATGCCTTGAATACGCCTGCTTCGCTTAAAATTCTCCATACTAAACGCCTGCCTTCCGGGAGCTTCAGCACTTTCTGCAAGTCATCAATTTCTCTTGTCCTGCGTTTCTCATATTCCTTTTGCGCTTCCTTATTCTGCTCATCTATCTTGAATACATCAAAATCCTTATCCTTCTCAGCCATTACTCTTTCTCACCCTGAGCTACATATTTAAGCGACATAGTTACTGATACATCCGGTTCGACCTTAAACCTGATATATGGAGCTACTAAAGGAGTAAATGTGATATACTGCGTCAAGACCTTATATGTAGCAGCATAGGCCAATCCTGCCGCTATCATCGTGCCATTGGTAGGGTCTAACCATGTAGCACCATCAAGCGAGGCCTGCTGAGTAATAGTCATTACCCCCGTGGCAGTCACGGTTATATGCATAGCCCCATAAGCACCTACCATATTCAATGCTGCTATCGCCGAGGAATAACCTGTTGAACCTGCGGCTATTGCTTGCGCGTTCATTACCGTTATTGCCTCAATCCATCTCTGACCCATAGTGCCTCCTATTTATGTATAATTATTTTTGTCCGGTTATGCCTCCGATTAGCGCATCAAGAGCTGTGTTGTTGCCTAATTGTGCCTGGGATGCATCCTTAGCAGCTTTAGCACCCATTTCTGCGCCCTGTGCCATTACTGCTGCATCCTGTTGTTGTTCTGCTTTGGCTTGAGCTTCTGCTTTAGCTTTGCGTATAGCCATAACTGCCTCTGGTGAAGCCATAATCTTAGCCGGTATGCCTGACATCTCAGCGTATTCCTTAGCTGCCTGGTCCCAATCTATAGTATCTAAGATGTTAGGATTAGCTTGAGCTGATGCCATAATAAATTGTATCACCTGATTAATGGCTGTAATCCCGGTCATCTTCTGCGCTTGAGCCAGAACAGAGATATACTGAACTTTTAATTCCATGCCCTGTATTTCTTGGGGTGGTTCGGGTATCAAGCCGTTTCTGTACATGATAGCAAATGTCCTATCAATGAGTGGATTAAGTAATTCAGACTCTAACCTCTCCAAGACTGGGCCCAAGATAGTCAACTTCTCAGCCTGGCGTTCTGCTACTTCAGTCGCAGTGATAGGCGAACCAGAACGTTCTGCGTCAATCATCATTAAGAATAGGTCGCTAAAACTCTTGCGCTTTATCGCCGCTTGGGTTTTCTCAATGGTTGCTTCCATACTAGCTAAGTCAAGTTGCACTTGATAAGCAGGCTTTACTCCGGCATTAGGTAAAGTGGCACTAAATCTGGTAATACCACCGGGGAGCATATTAGCCTCACCCTGCACACTTGCATCAACCTGTACCGGCGGGTTAGATACTTTATCCAAGGCAATCAATTTATTCTTCTGTAACTTCTGCAACATCTTCACATCGCCGAGCATCTTCCAACCCGGGCTTCTACCGTAAACATCCGCGGTGGTGGTAGTCTGCCACCTCGGCGTCAATACCGGCATCTCTTCATATCCGCCGATACGCAGATATTGATTATTCATTGCGCCATCTTCCCAATAAACACAGCGATATTTCATATTACGGAAGTCTTTATATTCAGGCACACGCTCATCATTCTCTTCAATCAGGAAATTCACCTTTACCCAACTATCAGGATTGTTGCTTTTAAATGCTGTCTGTGTCTGCATAGAACAATTATCTATTCCGAACTCATTAATTAACTGCGATACCGTCATCCAGAAACGACGATAAAAGGCATTACACCTGCCATCATGCCCGCAACCCAGATAATACTCGCCTATTGTATAAACACGCATCCTTATTACATCGTTGTAATCTTCCTCAAGAAAAGCGCAAGCGGTGCCAAACGTAGCCACTTCTTCATAGATGCTCGCCAATCCCCCATAGATATTGCTCTTGGCGAATATATCCAGCATCCTGGTGTTTACATCATCGAGCCAATATTTCACGCTGGCCAGTTGCATTAGGTCAGGGTCAGGCAGGGCAAGCCGAAACCAAGGCCTTGACGGTGAGGTTAATCCGCTTACCATCCCACTTGATAGAGTCATTACGCAATCTTCAGCGGTTGAATCTATCACGGTCTTATGGTCTATAGTCTTGCCTACATTAGGTCGCGTTTCATAGAAAAATCCTCTGGTGGGATTGATATATAAATTTAAATCTTTCCAGGCAGGATACCAAAGCATACCCTCATTCTGCAGGGCTTTGCTCCGCTTCAAGAATGGCCAACGGTCAAGTTTGGTAGCAGTAAATTTCCCCTTCATCTGTGTAGCCAAACTAAATGGCGTATCCATAATTTAGCCCCCTAATACCTTCTTACCCTCTCCGCTTGATAAGTCTGCTCCTGCTCCCATTATCCCTGCTGGCCTGGTTTTAATAGTGCTTAGCACACCTTGTCTTAATTTCCTCTGCCTATTGAGCATTTGCTCAGGCGTATCTTGTGGCGACACCTGTGATGGCTGTGGTATCGGTGTTGGTGGTGGTATCGGTGTTGGTGCCGGTATTTCTGGTGTTTTAGGTGCTTTTCCTCCTCCACACATAATATTTTCCTCCTTATTTTAGAACATCATATTCAGCTTTAGCAAATTCAAGATTACTTTGTATCTGGCCCTGCATCTCAAGAGGCATATCTGATTTACGGGTCAACAATGCCTCATAACAACAGGCCATCATAAGCGCATCTGCGCGGTCAGGGGATTTAAGGCCTTCCTTGCGCAGTTCTTCCTTACCGATGATGGCTTTCTGCCCTTTACCTGTGGAACGGAATTTATATCTTATGCCTAAGAGTTGTTCAGCCAGCTCTGGGTCATCTATAATCTTTAAGAATGAGCGGTCAAATAACTCTTTCATCAGAAAGAACCCCTCAGAGCGCCGGTTATGATAAAGTGGATTGCTTGCTATTGCCGAACCGATGAATGGCTGTATCCTTAATCTCAACTCCCTCAATCTATCAGTCACGCCTCCCCCCAGGCCAATATCATCTACCACAATCACCGAGAACTTCATTGAGCGGTGTAAATCTAATATCTTGCCGCATATCTCCATTAGGCTGTGCTTCTGCCAGGTATCTTGATGTATCTGGATAATATGTGAGTCAGAGACTTTCTCTAAGACACAGAACACCGTCTCATTTTCACCGTATCGAGCCACATCAACACCCAGTATCCTGCCGTATGAACCGAAGTAATTCATAGTGAGCTTGCTGGATTGATAGACTTGCTGAGTAGTAAATAACCTATCACCCGCGCCCAGTTCCTCAAAACTATTCAACACAAATTGATTATAATGATTAGGCGCTTCTGTCTCCATGCGCCTTAAATCTTCGATGAACTTAGGCGGGAGGTTATCTTCATTGTCAAAAGTATTGGCGAGGGTGCAGTCATACTCATCCGAGGGCGGGTTGTTGACCCAATGCTTCCACATCCAATTATGGCCGCAAGCATTGGCTACCAACATCAGTTGCTGATATGGCCCGGCATTACCGCGCATCCTGTCTCTTAAGAAAGTAAATTCCTGGTCTGTCTCAAACTCTTCAGACTGCTCAATGCCGCATATGTCAAGAGTGTAATTCTTTAAAACGTTAGGCGTGACTTCCTTGCCATGCTTGAACATGATTACCGAGCCATTATCAAAGCGGTATTCCTTATTCGAGCCTACGCGGCAATCAAAGTATCTTTCAAAATCTTTTATGGTGGATGATTCAAGGTCGGTAAACTCACGGCGGATAACCATAGCAAGGGTCTTAGGATACTCCTGGCAGAAATGCCAAATCTTTAACAGCATCATGTAGGTCTTGCCTGTGCCGATGCCGGCGATTAAAGCGGGGAAGCGTTTCCTAGAATCAAAGAATTCGGCTTGATACTTCTTCAGTTTTAATTCCAACTCTATCCTCTTTAAGTTTATAATCCTGTGGATAAACTATGATAATCTTAGTGCCGCTGTCCATCTGTCCAGAGTGTTCTGTCCTTTGAGCTACCTTTCCATCTATCCTATCGAACACCCTTTCTATCGCTTGGTCATCTCCTTCCGTTGCGTTAAAAATCCTTCTCCAAACAAGTGCATCGGCAACTCGCAATTTAGTCAATGTCTCTGGATGTTCAGGGTCGGGAACAGTAATAATCTTTTTTAAGCATCTTTTTAGTTTAGAAGTAAGATAACCATCTGGATGTTTCTGGGTATGACGAGGTGCTTCTCCTGGTTTAAATCTATGTTCTACTGGTGGTAATGGTGTTGGCATATTCCCCCAAAGCTGCCCTAAAAGGAAAAAGCCAGTCCCCGCCTGTACAGGAGACTGGCTCTAATAAAAAACCCGATACCGCCGTATACGGTAACGGGTTAATTTATAATAGGGTGCTACCCTATCTAATCAAAGTATATGAATTTCATTTAGCCTGTCAAGTCTCAGGCTTTTAAAAGTATCCTCTCCATGATTGATTTAGCGTGTTGCAGGCGAGCAATGGCATCGTCAACCTCGACGAGCTTACGCCTCAAAATAGGGATATAGCGGTCATCAAGATAACCTAATTTATCATTTAATCTTTGTATCTTCAAAATAGGCAAATGCACGCGGATTTCGGAGTAGTCTAACATAGTTGAGATTAAATCCTTAACCCTCTTTTAACATAAACTCAATCGCCACCAAATCAATAGGTGAAAGTTTGGCATCCGCTATCATCTCCAAATCAATGGGCGTAATATTAACCTCTGCCTCAGTATCAAGCAGTTGCTCAAACAATAAATTGAACTCAGTCCTTTTTTCTTGCGGAATATCCCATTGCTTAGTTTTTTTATCCTCATTACCAAAGCGCTTGACCAAGGCGATACGTTTCTGATTAAGCGCGTCAAACTCAACTTCCAGCGCTCTGGCGTTCCTGCCTATCCAATAGCTTGCCTTGACATTAGCCAATTCCTTGTTTAAGAGTTTTGGCATTGCCTGTTGTGAAACCCAAATCTGCCGCAGTTTTAATTTCATTTTGCTCCTTTCATCTGCTCAATTATCTTTTCCCTGTCTTGTTTTAAAAATTCGCTCAAGTGTTCCATATCCTGTTTCATCTGCGCCCGGATAGAATTTAACTTAATCCATTTTTTTTCCTCCAATTCTTTTGTCGGCATCACCGCCTGTTCCATCTTCTTCAAGAACGGCTCCGCCTCTTTGAATTTATGCTGCACCAGATATAGAGTGGCAATATTATTGTTTACCAGAAAATCATCCGGTCTTAATAACCATGCCTGCATAGCGGAGTCAAAGGAGCGCTCTATTAAGCTAAAGTTACGCTCCAAGTCTGATTTCCATAACCAACCCTGGAAACTATCAGAAAAGTTATGCACATTGTAAACCGCAAACTGCAGGATGTTCCTGTAAGCCGGCAGGAAAGCATTGGTTACCGTAACATAATAAGTGATGAAACAAGCCTGGGCTATAGGATAACCGACAATCACATTGGCAAGAGCATAAAGAATACCTACCAGAGAGATTACGCAATACCTCTCACCTATGGGTTGGTTGACCGCGGCCATCCAGTTAGACCAGGGCATAATAAAAACGAAGAACCACATCAGACCCAAGGCTACCGGCCCCCAATGCCAGAAAAAG